AGATTTCTCTGCAAGCTTATCTATCTTGCCTTCAAGCCTAACGAGGTGATCAACAACTCTCCCAAGTTCCCCCGCGTGTTCTTCCCTTTTTATATAACTCTCTCTTGTCATATTCAAAAGAATACTGAGACGTTTTACCTCAGATGAAATTTGAGTAGCCCACCACCCTATAGGTAAGACCACAAAAGTTAGCACGATGTTCCAAATCAACATGTTATCCATGATTTCTTATTACAGGAATATAATATTTGTTTCAACAGCCTGTGTAAGTTAAAGAATAATTGGGGCACTCCTCCCAATGCCCTCGTCGGGGTGTGGTAGCTTCCCCCAAGTTGCTCACCTCGACACTAGACCGCTGGGCATTAAAATGATAAGTTACCCGCAAGCAACGCTTATGGAGCGCACATGGCTGTAGAAAAACCCTTAGTTCCTTCTGATTTAGAGATAGATACAGATCCTACGGAAGAAGAACTTACTATCGAAGTTATAAACCCTGAAGCTGTTTCTATGGAAACTGAAGATGGCGGGGTTATAATTGATTTTGAAGGTGGCCTGTCAGGGCAACTGATGGGGCAAGACCATGATTCAAATCTAGCTGAATTTATAGACGAAGCAGATCTTGAGGCTATGGCGTCTGAGCTTGTGAGTGATTTTGAGTCTGATCGTGAGTCTCGTGCCGACTGGGCTAGGGCTTATGTAAAAGGCTTAGATCTTCTTGGTATGAAGATTGAGGAGCGTCAGCAGCCTTGGGCAGGGGCGTCTGGAGTTTTTCATCCAGTTCTTACAGAATCAGTTGTTAGGTTTCAGGCGCAGGCTATGGGAGAGCTGTTCCCTGCTTCAGGCCCTGTAAAAAGCAAAATTATGGGTAAGCTCACTCCAGAAAAGTTTGACCAAGCTGAACGTGTGCAGAATGAGATGAATTACCTCTTAACAGAGGAGATGACAGAGTACCGCGACGAGATGGAGCAGATGTTGTTTAAGCTTCCATTGGCGGGGTCTGCGTTCAAGAAGGTATACTATGATCCACTTATGGATAGACCTTGTGCGGTGTTTGTCCCGTCAGAGGACTTTGTAGCGTCTTATGGCGCTACGGATCTAATGACATGCCCACGATATACGCATGTAATGAAAAAAACAGAAAATGAAATATTAGAGCTGCAAGTTGCAGGTTTCTATAGGGGTGTGGAGCTACCCGCACCTGCACCTGATTTTTCTGACATACAAGAAAAGTATGACGAGCTTGATGGTGAGAGCGCAGTTCTTGAAAATGATGATAGGCATACAATTCTTGAGATGCACGTCACAATGAACATGCCTGAAGAGTTTGACGATCCTGATAGCATAGCGCGACCTTATGTAGTCACTATAGACAAGTCGTCACGCGAGATATTATCTATACGCAAGAATTGGTACGAAGATGACGCTAAAAAGAAAAAACGCCTACACTTTGTACACTACCGTTATCTACCGGGCCTTGGGTTCTATGGAACGGGGCTTATTCACCTTATTGGTGGCCTTGCTAAGTCGGCTACCTCTATCCTTCGTCAGTTGGTTGATGCTGGCACACTGTCGAATTTGCCAGCAGGGCTTAAAGCTCGCGGTATGCGTATTAAGGGGGACGACACTCCTCTTATGCCGGGTGAATTTAGGGATGTGGACGTACCGGGCGGTGCCATCCGTGACTCGATTACGTTTATCCCTTACAAAGAGCCATCAAGCGTACTGTACTCTTTACTTGGAAATATTGTCGAAGAGGGACGCCGAATTGGCTCAGTCGCAGACATCCAAGTAGGAGATACTAACGCACAGGCACCTGTGGGCACAACTCTTGCCCTTATGGAGCGTTCAATGAAGGTAATGTCTGGTGTACAGGCCCGCCTCCATGCTGCCATGAAAAAAGAGTTACGACTTCTATCTAAAATTGTTCACGATTATATGCCCGATGAGTATGCATATGAGGTCGATGGTGATTTTAGTCGAACCGCTGATTTTGACAAACGTATAGACGTTATACCTGTATCTGACCCCAACGCCGCTACTATGGCGCAGCGTATCATGCAGTATCAAGCCGCGTTACAACTAGCGCAACAAGCGCCCCAATTGTACGACATGGGTAAGCTGCATAGGCAAATGCTTGAGGTTCTTGGCATCCAAGACGCGGAGGATTTAATCAAGCTACCTGAAGATATTAAACCTTCTGACCCTGTAACTGAGAACATGATGATCTTGAAGCAGGAACCAGTCAAAGCGTTCAAGTATCAAGACCACGAAGCTCACCTAGCGGTGCATATGGCTGCGGCACAAGATCCAAAAATTATGCAGGTGGTAGGGCAGTCTCCATTTGCCCAAGTAATACAACAGGCAATGGCTGCTCATATTACAGAACATGTTGCCTTTCAGTATCGTAGGGAAATGGAAAAGATGCTGGGGGTCGAGATGCCTAGCGAAGATCAGCCATTGCCTGAAGATGTTGAGGTTGAAATTTCTAGATTGGCTAAGGATGCAGCAGAGAAGCTTCTCAAGAAAGATCAGGCAGAGATGTCTCAGAAGCAGGCTCAAGCGCAACAACAAGATCCTGTTGTACAGATGCAACAGCAAGAGCTTCAGCTAAAAGCGCAAGAGCTTCAGCATAAGATGCAACTAGATACGGCTAAACTTCAGCTTGAAGCTGAAAAGATTAAAGCCACTAATCAAAGAGAGGGGGCCAAGCTGGGAGTTAAGCTGGCAACCGATCTTGATAATTCCCAACGTGCAGATCAGCAGGCTGGGGCGAAACTGGGAGTTGAATTAGCAAAGGAGTTAGGCAAGGGGGATGGATGATACAGTTGTTGCGTTGATGAAACGTAGCATATCCGAGTCCAAGACGGAAATAGAACAGTTTTTGGCTGGGGGCCAAGCACAATCTATGGAAGATTACTGTCGTCTTGTAGGGAGATATGAGGCTTTAAAACTAATTGAAGCCGATTTAGTTGATTTGGAAGAAAGAATTATTGCACAATAAGTTCTAGTATTCTATTTCGTAATTGGGGGCTTCGCGGATAGACCGCGCAAGGTTTCTGTGAACCTTAATCACTGCAAGGTATATGCAATGTATAAAGATGAAAAAGTAACTGACGATAAAGTAGCAACTCAGTTACCAGAACCAAAAGGCTACAAAGTTCTTATTAGCACTGTTGAGGTTAATGAGAAGACCGAAGGCGGGGTGTATATGCCTGACCAACTTAGGCAGGCAGAAGAAACCGCTTCTATCATAGGGTTTGTGCTTAAAACTGGCCCTGATGCGTATTCTGATAAAGACAGATTTCCAAATGGAGCCTACTGCAAAGAAGGTGATTTTGTAATCTTTAGATCTTATTCAGGAACTAGATTTAAAATACATGGGAAAGAGTTTCGTTTAGTAAACGATGATACTATTGAAGCTGTTGTTGAAGATCCACGGGGGTACACACGGGTATGAATAACTTGGCAGATAAACCAGAGCTTACAGAACAAGATCTTGAAAACGAATCACCTGAAACACAAGATGTTGCGGATGATTCGTTTGAAATAGAAGTGTCTGACGACACTCCTGAAGAAGAGAAACCACGTTTGGCAGAAGATAGAGAGCCAGAAGTGCCTTCTGACGATGAGATAGATAAATATTCTGTCGGGGTTCAAAAGCGTATAAATAAGTTAAAATTTGAAGCGCAAGAGCAAGAACGGCAAAAACTTGAGGCCCACAGGCTACAAGAAGAGGCTTTGCGGTATGCTCAACAGGTTAAATCTGAAAACGAGCAGCTACGAAAAAACCTTGATGCGGGTGAAGAAACCCTTATTGGGCAGGCTAAAGGGCGTATCGAAGCGCAACTAGACAAGGCTAAATCTGCATATAAAGCTGCATATGAGTCAGGAGATCCTGATGCTTTAATAGAAGCGCAAGAGCAATTAACTACCTTAAAAGTAGAAGCTGATAGGGTAAATAATTATAAACCGCAGGTTAGAACCGCGCCGCAGCAGCAGCCGCAGTATGCTCAACCTACCCCGCAAGCTAATAAACCTGATGTAAAAGCTCTTGAGTGGGGGAAAAAGAACACTTGGTTTGAAAATCCTGAAACTCCTGAGATGACAGGCTTTGCATACGGGATACACCAAAAGCTCGTACAATCAGGGATTGATCCAAGAAGCGATTCCTATTATGATGAAATAGACAAGGCTATGAGAAAAGCCTTTCCAGATAAGTTTGACGATGGGCAAATAGAGGAAGAAGCACCCCAACGTCAATCCAGCTCCGTGGTTGCTGCACCGTCAAGAACGACTAAAAAGCCACGCACAGTGCGATTAACCTCGACGCAAGCCTCTCTCGCCAAGCGGCTTGGTATCTCGAATGAGCAATATGTGGCGCAAATGTTGAAGGATCAATCCAAATGAGTAACAGAACCTCACGCAGCAATGATGACCGCGAAGCGGTCAAACGTAAAGTGTCATGGGAAAGACCGACAATGTTACCGAACCCCGAACCTCGCGCTGGCATTAGCTATCGTTGGATTCGCACTTCTACTTTGGGTAATACGGATAACAAAAATGTCTCTTCCAGATTTCGTGAAGGTTGGACACCTGTTCGTAAAGAGGATCATCCAAACCTTCAAATCGTGTCCGACATTGATTCAAGATTTCAAGACGGCATTGAGGTAGGTGGTTTATTGCTATGTCAAAACGCCACTGAACAAGTTGAGGCTAGGGTTGAAAAGCAGTTAGATATGGCACATAGCCAGATGGAAGCTGTAGACAATTCCTACCTAAAACAATCAGATCCGCGTATGCCTGTTCTAGCTCCAGAACGTAGTACGCGATCTTCGTTTGGTAAGTAGTCTGTAATAGGGTGCTTGCTAGTTTGTAAACTTAGATGACAGGAGGGCCTTATGGCTACTACATCTAATCCTTACGGTTTGCGCCCATTAAATAAAGTTGGGGGCACTGCTTATGCAGGTGCTACTATCCAGCTTCCTATTGCTAGTGGGTATGCTACCGGAATCTTCTACGGAGACATCGTTGCTGTTGTCGCCGCTGGAACGATTGAAAAAATGGGCGCAGTCGGAACTAATGCTGCGCCTTTCACTGCTGGCACTATCGGTGTATTCATGGGTTGTTCTTACACAGACTCAACTCAAGGGTTCATTCAGCGTCAGTCTTGGCCCGCTGGTCAAGTAGCATCAGACGCTCAGGCGTATATTGTTGATGATCCAACTGTTCGTTTTCAAATTCAAGCTGATGGTCAAGTGCCTCAAGCTGATTTGCATCAGAACATGGCGATCAATCAAAATGCTGGAAGCACCTTTGATGGTAACTCTGGTATCTCTCTAGATATCGCCACTAAAAACACAACCGACACAATTGCCTTTAAGATTGTTGGTTTTGTTGATGCGCCCGGCTCAACAGTAAATGATGCGTTTACTGATGTGATCGTTAAGTTTAACCCCAAGTCCCATTCGATGACGAATGGTACTGGTATTTAAGGAGTATAAACAATGGCTATTTCTCGCGCCCAGCTCCTTAAAGAGCTATTACCCGGTCTGAATGCTTTGTTTGGTATCGAATATGGTAGATACGAAGATGAACATGCAGAAATTTATGAAACTGAATCATCAGAGCGTAGCTTTGAAGAGGAAGTTAAATTGTCTGGCTTTGGTGCAGCTCCCGTAAAAGCGGAAGGTTCTGCCATCTCATATGACAACGCACAGGAATCATTCACTGCGCGTTACAACCATGAGACTGTTGCGATGGGTTTCTCCATCACAGAAGAAGCTATGGAAGACAATCTGTATGACTCTTTGTCTGCACGTTATACCAAGGCTCTTGCCCGTGGCATGGCTTACACCAAGCAAACTAAGGCTGCTTCTTTGTTGAACACAGGCTTCACCACCTTTAACTCAGGTGATGGCGTCACATTGTTTAACACAGCGCATCCTACAGTTCAGGGCACCACAAACGCTAACCGCCCTGCAACTGACGCTGATTTAAATGAAACTTCACTTGAGCAAGCTGTTATTGATATTGCTGCGTTTACTGATGAACGTGGTTTGTTGATTGCTGCTCGCCCTCGTAAGCTTATCATTCCACCAGCGTTAATGTTTGTTGCAACTCGCTTGTTGGAAACAACCCAGCGTGTTGGTACAGCAGATAATGATATCAACGCACTTAACTCAAACGGGTCTATCCCAGAGGGTTATGCGGTGAACCACTATCTGACAGACAATGATGCCTTCTTCATCACAACTGATGTGCCTAATGGGTTAAAGCACTTTGTTCGTACTGCTATGCAAACAGGCATGGATGGTGACTTTGATACTGGTAACGTGCGCTACAAAGCGCGTGAGCGTTACAGCTTTGGTGTATCAGATCCATTGGGAATGTATGCTTCTCGCGGAGCATAAAGTATGCTATAAGGTGGGTACTTCATGTATTCTCCTCATGTATAACTCAGGGGCAGCTTCGGTTGCCCCTTTCTTTTTGTTTAAATATCTAGTATTGTATATGCATCCCTGACAAACACATGGTGTGTTTGACTAACCCAGACAGGAGATCAACATGGGTACTACTACTTTTTCTGGTCCTATACGGGCTGGCAACATTCGCAACACAACGGGCACTACTGTTGGGTCAGACATAGCAAACGTAGGTTATGTTGTAATGACTCAACAACATGTAATGGATATTTCTGGCGGCGCTGTCGCAGCAGAAGCCACAAATGTAGTAATCCCTGCCAACTCAAAAATCGTAGATATAATTATTGATTTAGAAGTGGCTGCTAACACCACGACAAATATTAGTGTTGGTGATACTGTAGGCGGT